ACCTAAACTTGTTATGAGAAGTAAGAAAGTGAATAGTGTTGTCTTCTATAGGTACATAACACTCATAAACTGTATAACCATATTCAAGAGAACTAAGTGGTGTCTGACATAAGTTAAGACCATATGAACAATCTTTAGTGGTACAGTCAACACCTAATGCCTCATACCACTTGTCTAATTCATATGTGTAGTTACCCTGAAAGTTCTTTAAATCACCCTTGAATGATTTGTAAGCTATATAACACTCTACTCCATTAAAAAAAACCCTATCCATATAATATCCTCTCTAACTCTTGTTTAACCGATTTCATAACAGGAATACCCATAATGTAATCGTATACCTCACTAATGTTGGCACACTTTAAAATTTCTAACTTAATTAAAAGTATACTCGCATTCTTGTCAATCTTGTCAATAGATAATGATTCAAATTCTGTAAAGTGATAATAAACAAAATCCTCTGAGGATAAACTAGTAAGCCAGTCACAGTCACAACTAAATTTAGACCTCTCATATGGATGTGGAAAACTTAATCGAAAAGTTTCAATCTTTTCGAACTCATCATATAAACCAAATTCATACGATAAACCACTCTCAAGTAAAGATATCTGCTCTGGAGTGTACTTGTCAGGATGCTTGTTAAAGTAATTTAAAGATAGTAACCACTCAACCTTCTTACAAAAGCTAGATCTAAGAGAAGCGTCAGTGTCAACTTTTAAATAATACTTAATAGATTCACCCTTTCTAATCTTATCAAATATTATACCCCAGTATGTATTTACTTTAGATAATTCACCCCTGATCTGATCAAGTCGCTTAGCCTGCCCTAGGACTATTTCTCTCCTCTTAAGATAATAGTCAGATGAAATAAATTCCCTAAGCCTCAATTGGAAACGATCATTGTTCTCTTTAGTGATCTTGTCATAAAGTAATGACTTGAACACCGGCACTAATGATTCTACTAACTCTAAATTAACTTCCATTCGATATAACCCCTTTCAAATTCAAGTACTAAACTAACTTCACTAATTAAGAATATAATATACAAAATTAAATAATTAAAAACAACAATTTTTTTATGTAATTTTAATTATTATAATGTGACCCAAAAAATAATGAAATATATTTACGGTGTAGGTTTTGCGAGAAGTGTTCAAAGAGATGTGCAAAATATAAATAAACCTATAGAAGTATTCATAAAGTGAAAGGAAGACATAGTGGAGTTCAAAAGATATTATAACAGTTTACAGGAAGAAGATACACCTGGCAAACCTAAAGGAAAGAAAGAACTAGTTAGAGAGCTATCCGAACTCTCTAGTAAGATGAAGAGAGAGAGTGGTGATCTCGAAAATCAGAATATCATCTTCAAAGAAGTCATGCTCATTGGTATACGCAAAGATCCCAAGAAGTTCCTTGCACAAGCCGAAGAAATCATCGCTAAGTATCCACAATTCGAAATAACTAAGAATAATGTCCACTGGACCGATTGCCTCATAGTCGATGATAGAGCAAACCCTGTAGTGGCAACAGAAGAATAACACGCTATAAGACCGTCCTAGACCGTCTAAGACCGTCTAAGACCGTCTGTGGAAATTGCTGCTATTTGTGGAGATCACTACAATCTACTCCAATCTATCTCGTCTACTCTCAATCTACTCTCAGAGTAAAACAGCCACTAGAAGATGTTAACAATCTATTAGTGGCTGTTTTGTGTTACTATACTCTGATACACTAGTAACAATCTGTTAGTGGTTAAGGATAGTTTATTAGTGATTAGTAAGGTTAATAAGGTTAGTAGTGACCTAGTGGCCTTAGTAGTGGTGAAAGTGTTTAAAAAACTTTTTGATACCACTAAACCATCAAAGTGTTTAAGGAATCGTTAGTCCACTATAATCGCCCAGTCAGTTTATTGAATTTCACCCTTAGAGAAAGTGCATGATTTAAATACGAAATCACTTTTGGGAATAATCAAAACATTTTTAGTGGATAGTTCATTTATTTAGGTACTACATAGTTTTTTAGTGGTCTTCCTGGGCTTGGGGTGGGTACCCTCTCTCATTGATAGTCTTCTCTCTCAAAGATAGTTTCCACTCTGAAAGATAGTTTACCTATAAGTGTTGCCTGTATCTCTAAAAGATAGTTTAACTCTAAAAGTATAGTCATACCTCTATTTCCTTTCATTTCTCAATCAATGATAGTTTAACTCTAATATATAGTTATAGCTCTGATGTATCCACACACCTCTCAATGATAGTTTAACTCTAATATATAGTGGTAGTTATAACATATAGTTATAGCTCTGATGTATCTACACACCTCTAAATTATAGTCTAACTCTATATGTTAGTTTTCTCTCTCTTGACTTTCATATCTTTGATTTTACACTATTTTCTTATTAAGCTTTCCTCTTATATTAAATTTTATTTACAAGCGATTTAAACTATGCTTATGAAAGAATTAACAATATTTTTAAGTAATTTATTAAGATTGATTTTGAGGAATATTATAGTGGTTAATTTTTAAGTATAAGCAAGACTTTTGCACTATATAATATACTATAAAATTTTAACAAAAGCAACACTTTTTTCAAGTATTTTGAAGACTTGTTTTTAATATTGTTTTACGAGTTTATAGTAGTTAGTAATGATTTCCTCGACAAATACATTAGAAGCGATTTAAACTATGTTTATGAATGTAGTAAAGGTAATAGTAGATAAGAAGGATTTGAAAGGGGGATTTAGATAGTGGATTCGCTATAAAAATAAAAAAGCAACACAAAAAGATTAGCAGTTAGCTAATTAAAAGGAATGTTCAATCCACGACAAAAAAGTGGGATTATGAAAAAAGTTGTGATAGGTATTATTTTCCTTTATAGTTATTTAATCTTATAATATAATATACGAAATAAATTACAAGATTCCTACAATTATTTTAATTATTTTTATATTAACCACTAATAGTCTTTCCACTATATAGTAATTTCCACTTTTATTTTACAGGCCATGTTGGGGCTAAGTGGTGTCATTAACAGAATTCCACTTCAATTCACTTATTATTTAATATACAAACTTTTTAAAGTAAAAGCAAGCAAAAAAAGAAAAAAGAAAATAAATAAACCACCACTTACAATTTTACTTGTAAGTGGTGGTTATTTTAACAGTTAGCTTTTGGAAGTGATTTCGAATTTATAATCGGCAACTTTAACCTTATCTTCATCATTAGTCAGCAGGGCTACGATATTGTTTAACTGATCTTTTAACATAGCTTCTACTTCTTCTTTTGAGAATTTGACAACTTTAGTTGTTTTGACTTTTGCGTCAGCTTTAGCGGCGTTATGAAGTTCATTTGCATTAGCGAGAGTAATCATTTGTTTTTCAACTGTTTCGACTGAACTTTCTTTTACTGACAACGCTTCAATAACTGACCACGCACTAACTTTATTGTCAGCAACTAATTGAAGTGTAGCTGGTGTAGCATCTGTTAGTCTTATTAACTTACGTGAATACACGTAACTTTTTTTACACCGACTAGCTGCTTGAGTCATATTCAGACCGAGTGTAGTTAGCTTTTTCAAAACTTTTGCTAGGTTTAGGGTGGAGATAGGATTTTCACTATCGAAAACACTTTTTAATTCTTCTTCGACAGCTACTTCGTCAATTACAACTACAGGTTTGGATTCTTTGACTATTTCAGCAGTTACAGGAATTTCGATTTTGATTTCCGGAATGGCAATGTCTGTTTCAGGAATAGTGATTTCAGGAATTGATGTTTCATTTTCAGCAGTAGTGATTTCACTATCTAGTTCAGGAATAGTCATTTCAGTTTCAGGAATAGTGATTTCGGTGTTTGTTTCAGCTAAAACAGTTTCTGTTTCAATTACTGTTTCCGCGATTTTTGTTGTCTGCTTTTTCATAGTGTTCTCCTTAGTTTATTAGTTTGTTAGTTTAATCTTATAATATAATATACCTAATTTATTATAAGATTCCAACACTTATTTTAATTATTTTTAATTTTCTATTTCAATTACTCTTTATTGTCTATACTATAATATACGAACTTTTAAATAAGATTCCTACAACTATTTTAATTATTTTCATCTTACTTTATTTTTCGTATTTCAATTACTCTTCACTGTCTATATTATAATATACGAACTTTATTCTAAGATGGCAACAACTATTTTAATTATTTTTCTTATTTAATTTTTCGTATTTCAATGATCTTAATGTCTATATTATAATATACGAACTTTTAAATAAGATTCCTACAATTATTTTAATTATTTTTCTCTTATTTAATTTTTCGTATTTCAATGATCTGTTTTAATGTCTATAATATAATATACGAATATTATTCCACTAAAGCAAGCAAAAAAGAAATTATTTTTCATTGATAGTCTTTTAACTATATAGTGATTTCCACTTATTATTTTTTAAGCAGGTTGGGGCAATCTGTCAAGTTGTAAAATCTTTTAAAAGTCTTATATTATAATATACAAACTTTTTGAAGTGAAAGCAAGTAAAAAAGAAAGTATTTTTTTAGGCTTAGTGGACTAGTCATTCCACAATAATTACTCTATAGTAAAATCATATTTCACCCTTAGAAAAACCGATCAATTTAAATACAAAAATCACTTCTGAGAATAATCGAAATTATTTTATCAGAAGTGACTTTATTTAGGAACTAAGTAGTTTTTTAGATAGAATTACATTGCGAAAAGAATTCGGGTGGGTCTGACATATTAACTAATGCGTAAGCGTAAGAAGAATCGCAATCTACTTCACAGTTATTCATAAACTCTAATAGTTTATCGTGCGAACATGTTTTATACATTTCGTATTCTTCAGCTTGTGTTTCATCATCTTCGTCGAAATTTTCGTAGTGGCTGTCGAGAATTTGTTGTCTGAATAGTTCTAAACACTCTTCTCTAGTTGGTGCGTTCATCTTTACGAAACCTTCTTCATCACACCACATAAATACTACCCAGTCTGTTTCGTCGATTTTCACGTAGTTTTCTTCAAGATTGTCGGTTTCAGATTCAACATACACTGTTTCAGGGTCTTCGTGAGACCAGCTGAAGTAAACAGGTTTAACTTTTTCGTTCATTTTACACCTCGTTAGTTAGTTTATTATTTTTTTGTTATATTATAATATACGAACTTTATTATAATATAACAACACTTATTTTAATTATTTTTTATTTTAATGATCTGTTTTAATGTTTATAATATAATATACAAACTTTTTAAAGTGAAAGCAACAGAAAAATAAATTATTTTTTAGGTTTAGTGGAATGATTAGTCCACAATAATTACTCTATAGTAAAATCATATTTCACCCTTAGGAAAAGTGCATGATTTAAATACGAAATCATTTTTGAGAATAATCAAAACCGTTTTTCTATTTTTTACATTTAACTAGGAACGTGGTAGTCATTTATTCGTTAAAAACTATATAGTAATTTCCACTTTTATTTTACAGGCCATGTTGGGGCTAAGTGGCATCTGTTATTAAGATTACAGTATCCCTCTTTATAGTCACTATATTTATTTTAAAAAGTGGTTCTTAATATCTATATTATAATATACAAACATTAAGAACCAAAAGCAAGTAGAAAAGAAATTATTTTTAGTAACTAATACAAACGGCATTTTCTTCGTATTCAACATCGTCTTCACAATCATCTTCAGTTAGAAAAAGATTAGTGCCGTCATTATCCCTTAAGAAGTTACCACAAGGCAAATTAACATCCTCAGGTATAATGAAGTGTTCATAGTCTTCAGCGTCTGCTGTTACCACTATATAGTTTTCAGTCTTCGGATTAGTTTCCATTAGTTTAGTTAGTGCATCACGCAACTGTTTAACTGTTAACGCTTTCATAAGGTCCTTCTTTCTTTTAGTTTGTTATTTAATTTCTTATAATATAATATACGGAATATATTACAAGATTCCAAGCAAAAAATTAAAAAAGTTTAACCAAATAAATAGTTAGGGTTAATGTTAGCAAGATATCAAAAGCCATACATAGATTTCTCACTATACGGTTTTCAACTCTTCCATATGTTAGAGTGTATAATTTTTTTACAGTAATCATAGTGATCTCCTTAACCTTAGCTTTAGTTAGTTATTTAATTTCTTATACTATAATATACAAACTTTATTTCACTTTGGCAACATAAAAAGAAATTATTTTAACAAATCCTATTCCATGATTTAAAAGCGATTTAACAAGCTTTTATTATTTCTTTTATAAATCTATATAAAAATAATTTGAGCTTATTTAATATATACTTATGAAAGAAATAAATATATTTCACTTGCTATTCATTTAGTAAATAGCAAGTGAAATAAAAACTATTTTACTTTTTTATACACCACTTAACTTCAATCTCATAACTACCATCTTCCCAACAATCTTCTGTTTCATCGTATGGAGATTCTTCATAGTCTTCAACTTCAAATAAATTCCACCCTACATAACTACCATCATACATTTTACAACCAACAGACTTTACAAATTTGGCATTGGGATGTAGTCTTTGATTTAAATTCTGTTGTGGGATTCCTGTTTCAAATTCACCGTAACGGAAGTCGTCATATTCTTCATACCACCCGTCAACTGAGTGTAGTAATTCTTCCGCGTTGTCTTCTGTAATGTCATCAACAGTTATTGTTCTTTCGTTGTCATTGTCATCATACAACTCAATGCCACCCCACCTCACTGCTAACTCTTTAAGTAGGGTTGCCAGTATTTTTTTACCTAATTCTGTTCTTTCCATTTTGTCCTTCTTTCTTTTTGTTAGTTTGTTATTTAATTCCTATACTATAATATACGGAATATTTAATTGATTTCCTAGCAAAATCTTTTTTATTTTCACTTCACTTTGTATTGTATTTCAATTATTCTTCACTGTCTTATAATATAATATACGAACTTTATTCCACTTTGGCAACAAGAAAAGAAATTATTTTTTTAAATAAAAAAGACCACCACTTATAAAATATTGAACCTTATTAAGTGGTGGTCTTTTTTGCTTGCTATTTACTTAAAACATATTTGTAGTTAGAGATAGTATCAACTGTGTCACCATTCACAAGCATGGCCACGATGTTATTTAATTGATCTTTTAACATAGCTTCTACTTCTGCTTTAGTGAAATCTGATTCCGACTTTGAATTTACTCTTACCGGTTTAGTTGCTGGATCAGCGATTACTCTATCGATTATCCCTTCAACTATTTCAGGAGTGTTTCCTACTATTAACAACGCTTCCACTACTTTCCACGCACTAACTTTATTGTCTTCGATTAACTTTATTGTCTTCTCGGTAGCAGTAGTTAGTGTTAGTAACTTTCTGGTATAGGCGTAAGATTTTTTAGCAGTGTTAGCAACCTGAACAGCATTCAAACCTAGATCAGCTAACTTCCGTAATTCTTTTGCCAATTCTAAAGTAGTCAACGGTTTGCTGTTATTGAATAGAGTGTTAGTGATTTCAGTAACTTTGGTTTCGTCAATTACGATTACCGGTTTTACTTTAACTTCAGGAACTTTAATTTCAGGAATTTCAACTTTGATTTCAGGAATTTCAACTTCAGGAATAGTAGTTTCTGTAATTGGTTCGTTAATGGCAATCACTTCTTTAGCACTTACTTTTACTTCCACTTCAGCAGGAACTGTTACTTCAGCTTTAACTTCAGATTCAACCACTTTAGATTTAGAGATCCGGGATTTAGTTTTAGCGTCAGTTGCTTTCGCAGTTACCTGTGCTTTAGTGTTAGCGGCTTTTGAAATTACCTGTGCTGCTTTTGATTTTACTTCTGCGTTTTTCATAATGGTCTCCTTTAATTAGTTTGTTATTTGATTTACTTCTTATACTATAATATACGAACTTTATTATAGTATTCCTACACTTATTTCATTTATTTTCTTTTTCGTATTTCAATCACTCTTGTTATGTCTTAATGTCTATAATATAATATACGAACTTTTAAATTGATTTCCTACAGAAAAAGAAATTATTTTAAAGCAGTCTTTTTAAAGTTAAGGTAGTTGGTGGCGGTAGCGTAAGCTTTTTCTAGTGAACCACATTTATATTCTGAAAAGTATTTACGAGTGTTGTTGATGGATACTATATAGCGACGACGATCTTTGTCAAAGGAAACACCTTTATTACTATTAGTAGTTTTATTACTGCTAGTAACTTTATTAGTGGAAGTGAGATTGGGTAAAGGTTTTTTACAACATGACACTACATAGTCTTGAATGGCAATAAGTTTATCATTCACTAATGCCACTACCTGATCATCTTGTTTAACCCATATAGTTTTTTTGAGATGTGGAATCTGAACACTTTCAACTTCTACCGCACAAGTATTCCTAATGATAAGGCGGCAAACATTATTTTTACTTGTGGGTCTATACTCGTTAAGTTTACGAGTGTTTAGTTTAATGTCAATTAAAACAGGTGTCATACGTTCTCCTTTAATTAGTTAGTTAATTATTTACTTTCTTATAATATAATATACGAAATATATTATAAGAAAGCAACACAAAAAGAATTTATTTTAGTGGATTTATTTTCTCACGGATTTGATATTCATTGATAGTCTGCTGTCTTAGTTCACTAGTCATAGTTCCTACATAGTATTTGGTAAGATAAATTTCTTTCTGTTTGCCTTTACGACTAGTCGTTAAAATGATTTCGTTGTAATAGAAATTATCTCGGCCAAACCTTTCGGAAATGTAACCCGACTTAGTAACACCATTATGTGTTAGTGTCACATATTTGTTTGCGTAGCTGTCAACTAACTTTTCATCCTTTTTCATTTTACCCTTCTTTCTTTAATTAGTTTGTTATTTAATCTTATATTATAATATACAAACTTTTAGTAGAGATGGCAACATAAAAAGAATTTATTTTCTACCACCTAATTGTAATGTATTCATCACCACTATATTCTCGTTCTTCACAAGTATCACGGTCAGCGCAACCATCAACATTATATATGCAGTCTCCACATTTGCCTTCGTAGTGGTTATAACAATCTACTTCATAACCTGATTCAATTAGAATATCATATAACACTTTTTGATAGTCACCAGCAACGGCATAATCAACACAATTACGATCAGCACATACTTTTAGAATCCCGTCGTTTAAGTCTAAAAGGATTGCTTGGATCTTGGCATCGAATTCAATCTTCTTTTGGGCGTCAAGTTCATTTTGTCTTTCATTATACTTGGCCCTAGCTTCTTTTGCGGAAATCATTTTACACCTCATTAGTTATTTTCTTATACTATAATATACAAACTTTTAGTAGAGATGGCAACACAAAAAGAAATTATTTTATTCCAGGGCCTGGTGTGTATTTCTCTAACCACTTCCGTTTAAGATCTTCCTGACTATTCCAACAAACGGATGCTTCTTCTTCGAGCTTTTCTTTTTCTTCTTTTGTAGTGGCTATTCCAATAACTTGGCGACCATTATCAGTTGGGCGGGAAAAGATATTTTCATTTGTTAATATGAATTCCATCACTTCCGTTTCCTTCCAATCTAATTCCTTAGCTATCACACTAACGTAAACATAACTTTTGGAAAGAGCTAACTGTAACAGTTCAAATGTTTTTACAAACATTCCCAGTTTATAGATGTCTAAGACTTTACCCATTTTATCCTTCTTTCTTTTTTTAGTTTGTTATTTTAATCTTATAATATAATATACAAACTTTATTATAAGATGGCAACTAATATTTTAATTATTTTCCTTCAACCACACTCTTTCATAAATGCGATTTAATAAGCTTTATTTAATTTCTATAGAAATATACATTAAAGTAATTTAAGCTTGTTTAAACCATACTAATGAAAGTAATAATTATATTTCAATGTATGTATAATATAATTAAAAGGCCTTGTGTAAAAGTCTATAGCCATTATATTATACTTTTCGTTTTGTCTCTCTAATATAATATACCAAATTTATTATAAAGTGGCAACATATATTTCAATTATTTTAAAGTGATAAAAGCAGGTAGTGTGAATCTTAATAGCCATTATATTATACTGTTCGTTTTGTCACTCTAATATAAAACACTAATCTTATATTATAATATACCAAATTTATTATAAGTTGGCAACACTTATTTCATTTATTTTTTAATCTATATAGTAATAATCACTTAATATTTTTTAGGCATAGTGGGGCCACTTTGTTCAACACAAATTTTAAAAATTAAAAAAGCTATATCACATACAGCTTTTGAAAGTTAACAGCTAACCAAAATCTGGATCTAGGTTATCTAAGTTTCCAATAAAAGCATCACGCGCTTCTTCATACCACTTTTGCTTATCTTCCGGTTCACCTTCTAGGCCTTGAAAATACTCAACAAAAATCGCTGCTAGTTCACCACCAAAATTAGTGGTTGCGTTATCTACATCTTCATCTATACAACGAGACATTAACGCTTCAAGATTTAAATCCATGATACCCTTCTTTCTTTTAATTAGTTTGTTATTTGTCTTTGTCTTTATTTGGTGTATTGCCTATACTTAATGTAAAAGGCAGAATCAGTAATAATATTATTAGTATTGCTAGGAACATATGTTGCCTCATCTTTAGTTTGTTATTTAATTTCTTTCTTATACTATAATATACAAACTTTTAATAGGGATGGCAACACAAAAAGAAATTATTTTTAATTAAATAAGATCACCTAACTCTTCATCATAGGAACTGTGTTTATATCTTAGGTAATGTTTGCAACACTTTGACCACTTAAATAAATTACCATCTGTAGTGGTTAAGACTAAACCTTGTGGTGAAACTTTACTTATAACAGAAATACAACCAGTATCACTATTTTTAAACTTATCCCCAACCTTAACGCTATCTAATATATAAGGTAACATAATATCTACTCCACATTAGTTTGTTATTTAATTTCTTTCTTATAATATAATATACAAACATTATCATAAGATTCCTACACATATTTCACTTATTTTATTGGTGGCATTTCAAACTCAAGTTCGTGGTTATCAAGTCTATTTTTAAATTTCGGCAAAGTAAACCCTTCATAGATATGACCAAGATTTTGAAAAGGGATGGTTAGGAATATAACACCCTTTATACGAGTATGACGGGTAATATAAACACTACAAGAATGAGTCACATGATAAACGGATATTCTTATTCCTTTAAAATCTTTCACTTTAAAAAAGTCGACTAACTCTTTAACCATCATTTGGATAGTATGTGGGATATAAGTGTTTCCTTCTTGATCGTGGTACATGTGAACTTTAACTAGAAAATTAGGGAAACCACATTCTCGAGATGTTGTCACTTTAGAAACACTCTTAAGTTCTTTTAAACTTTTAACTACGAGTTTAGTGTAATCTTTAACATCCATTTTATCCATCCTTATTTAGTTTGTTAATTTTAATTTTAATCTTATAATATAATATACAGAATATTTTATAAGATAGCAACAAGAAAAGAATTTATTTTAAGTTTCCTGATAAAAGTTAGTGGCTAGTTCAAATATAACTTCTTCAACTTCACTTCTGCCATCGTCAGTCATTACATTAAATTCGTCAGCGCAAGCTTCACCAAGCTCAGTCATGTTAGAGTATTCTTGGTGGTTCTGTTTCATCCAGTTTAAGTACTTGCTTGTTTTCATTTTGCGCCTCACTTATTTAATTTAATGTATATAAGTAATATACGAACTTTTAGAACCAATAGCAACAAGAAAAGAATTTATTTTTAAGCATAAGTTTCATCTGTGAGAACAGTTTCGATAGTGGTTGTTTTCGTATCGATAACAAACTGATTTAGACTTTCTAGTTTATCGATCATCTTTCTAATTTCACCAAGATCACTTTCGGCTATAAAGAGTTTTTGGGTATGTGTAATGTTTTTCAGTTCGGAGATAGCTCTTTTAAAAGAGTTAGTTTGATTAGCCACTTCAACTTCTAAGTGAATGGCAATATTTAATTGTTGTTTTGAAATTCCCATTTTATCCATCCTTTATTTAGTTTGTTAATTCTAATTTTAATCTTATAATATAATATACGAATTTTATCACAAGATGGCAACAAGAAAAGAAATTATTTTTTAACCTTTAAGTGATCGACTATATTTAGTGGTGACAGAAAAGAAGTTCTTCTGTTTACCTTGATAGCGGATTTCGTAATAACTTAACTCAATTTTGTAACCACAATACTTGCCGGGAATATCACTTCTTTCAATAAGTATTTGACCCTTACAACGGAATGTTAAATCTCTTTTAACTCTTTCGGTAGTTTGAGTGTAATACTTATCTAAGCCTTTTAAACCTTTAACAGCGTTATGTAATTCCACTTTATTTTCTTCAGTGGCAATAATCCCCACATCACAAGCGTCAGGGAAAATTCGTTCTTGTAGGTCTTCATATTTTTCGAAAACCCTTAATTCTTCTTTACCCATTCCCATTTTATTTACCTCTTTAATTAGTTTGTTAATTCTAATTTTAATCTTATAATGTAATATACAGAATATATTATAAGATGGCAACAAGAAAAGAAACTATTAAGATTTAACGATCAAATCTTTAATCATTGCTACGGTGCCTTTAAACTGAACACCGGATTCACTAATAAAGGAATAGGGATATTTTGGTCTGTTAGGTTTGAATTCAGTTACAGTATAAACTTTACCATTAAGAATAAACTTTTTGCCGATATAGTGGTTTGGATCCCACTGTTGTAAATTTGAAGGATCAATTAAAACAGGAGTTGTTTTTACTTTCGGTAAACTGGCAGTGAGCTTACAACCGAATTCAGTGCTATCAAATCTAATGTTACCGGCTTCCAAGTGGATGCCTGTTTCAGCTTCAAACACTTTAAACATTTCATTCATTTTAGCTCTTACTGTTGACAGGTTTTCTTTTGTAAACTTTTCCATTTTATCCATCCTTTATTTAGTTTGTTATTTAATTTAATTCTTATAATTATAATATACGAATTTTATTATAAGAAGGCAACAAAAAAAGAAATTATTTTTCAACGAACCTTAACCACTCTTTATGTTTTTCAATAACAGATTTACAGGTAACCTTAGAATCAAACCAACACCCACTTCCTTGTCCACCTTCATATAGACCAAAACCAGATATCTCAGGTTGCTTATCTAAATATTCAAAACGCAAAGATGTGAAGTTCACTAAGAAGTCTCTACCATCTCTAATTTTAAGATACTTATTTTTATAGGTTACTACATAAACATATTCCATTTTACAGTTGTGTTTTGCTTTAGTAATTTTATAAGATTCGGGTGGAACATATTCTTCCGCTTCTTTAAACTCTAAGTACTTAACCACAAGATAAATTAAATAAGATAGTATCACCACTACAAACATTAAATAAAAAGGCCAGAGATCTTTATGCATATTTACCACTTAATATAAATAGTATCGGCTTCATCTTTTTTACCACTACTATAACAATCTACATCATACCCATCAGCGACTAAAAGGCGGTGTAGAGTTTCGTGATAAATACGATTTACAAACCACTCGATTTCGTTTGTGTTAACACAAGCTTCTTTAATCCCAGTTTCTATTTCCGAAAGGATTTTTTGCGCTTCTATTTGAATCTGGACTTTCTTTTCAAGTTGTGTTGCTTCGTAGTGGGCTCTTGCTTCTTTAGCGTGAAACATAAGTGCATCCTTTCTTTAGTTATTTAATTCTTATAACTATAATATACAAACTTTATTTACTAATAGCAACGATTAAATTGTAAATGTGAATGCAGAACCTTGTTCTTTTGTTGGGTGTGGTAATTCTCCAAAAACACTAATCCCGTTTCCGGACATACTTAATTTTGTTTTGCCATTCTTTTTGTTATATTCTTTAATCGCTTTTTCCAAAACACTTGCAGGGTACACCCTACCATTTCTGTTAGGTGTATATTTTCTTTTAAATTTGTGGGCTAGTTTGAATTTATATTTTTTCATTCCACTCCACCCTTTATAAATTTTGAAACTATTATATCACTAATATTTCCACCAGCGGCTCGATAACCATCACAGTATTTTGATATATCCATAAAGTCCATTTCTCCTCCACAATTTAAACACGTCAACCTACACCTAAGAATAGATTCAATAATAGGAGAACCGAAATTATGTCTTTTGCAACTTTCTAATTTACTCCTGTTAGCTCTAACTAAAAGGAAACGTTCTTTTACATAATCATCCATTGCAATCCTCTTTTTCAAAATAATGAATGAACTCTTCAGCTAATTTAACTCTTAATTTATTTTCGTGTGCTTGATAACCATCGAACTTATAAACAGTTTTACAACCTAACCCTACATTATACCTTTCGTCAAAAGGACACTTCACACAACCTAAAGCTAAACAGACACCTTCTGTTTTAATAAGTGTTTCACAGCTCTCAAGAAATATTGGTATAAGGCTAAGTTCTTCTTCTCTGATCTTTTTTTTAGAACCTATACAGTGTTTATTTTTACACCCATTTCCTTTTATTCTATCTATAGTAGAACAAGTGCAACCACCATTTTCAATTATGTGTTTCTTACACTTTTTTGATCTAGGCCCGTCATATCCATATTCACCATAATCATTAAATGTTCTACAATAAGAGTGTTCTTCAACACATGCGGTATCATCTACATTAAACCAAGCTTTACACTTTCGGCAATTACCATCGTCAGGTATATTGATTTTTTTAATTACATCCATTACGATTACCTTCTAATTAAAATACATTATCAATCCGACAATGATAGCTACAAGCGCCACTATTATCAAAAAGAACCATAGTGTTATGCGAACCGCTTGTTCAATAGGATCAGTTATATCACTCATAGTTTCCCTCTAAACTCTCTTTTAATCATACTCACAAATTTATCGTAATCCGAATTAAGAGTTGTAAATATATCATGTGTAAAGCCACAAGACATTTCCTTATAACTAAAACGAAAGGAATCATAAATACAACCATCAATATTCATTGTGCTGATTTCAGCTTTTATGTTTTCGTCATTAAGTAACTTCTTGAAGTTATCGAGAACTTGGATTAGAGTTTCCACCATAACTCCTTAACTCAGTTCAATTAAATATTTAATATTACACTGTGAACCATCATAGACTACTAATTCATCATTCAATAGATCAGCTCCCTTGTGTGCAAATACACTATCATATCCTTCACTACTCAAGCTTTTTTTACTTAAGCGACTACAAGCACTAGTGTGTTTGTGAATGTGTTTTTGATTACCTAACGCCACTTCAAATACGATCATATAACCGCAGTCGGAATTCCCTTTAGTCCAGTAACTGTTTTTTAAAGAAGTATAACCTAAAGATTTTCGTGCTTTGTTAGCAAAATATATCCCGTCTCCAAACATTGAGCCGGTATACACCGCTGACGCCGGTCTGATCAACAATCCGGTTTTCATGATAGATATAATATTCTCATTTCTACTGCCGTGGAACAAGAGTTCTTTATTAGTAAGTTTACCATTAAAAGTTTTAGTAGTTTTTTCATTACTAACCACAAAGGCTTTTGAGTACTTACTTTTAACTTCACCCAATAAGTTTTTCAACATTTTTTCTTCAGCTGGTGTCACTACAGTCATTTTAATACCGATAGCGTCAAGTAGTGTTTCATCTGAACTAGAACTAGTGTCGGTATTCGTATCCGCCAAGTCCATAGATACTTTAGCGGCCATTGTATCCAGTAATATTTGTTCTTCCTGAATTATTCTTTTGGCTTCTTCTTCACTACTTCTTCCTCCGCTATTATCAGTCGAAATCAAGTAATCAGAAACTTTCTTCATTTTACGTGGAATCACTTTGAACAGAGATTCAAGTTTTAAATTTAATTCACTAACTGATCCACCGATCATACTCGCAATTGTATTAATCAAATTTTGGGCTTGATCTATTTGTAACTGAGTAACAGATTTAGAACTCACGTTATAGTTAGCATTTATCTGAGTGTTGGCGTACGACATTAACTTGCTAATCATTTTTTCAACTTCAGAATCGCTTATTTTAACAAGTGATTTTTGGTTTTGAGAATCAGTGGTTATAGTTTTGAAGAGATGAGTTACATCTTCATAACCCTTCTTCATTTTTTCACTATACTTTTTGTCCCATTCGCGGGCTGTATAAGTAACTGTTTGTTTAGTGGAATCCACCCTACCATATTCACAAGTTAAAACATCTCCTGACAAAGTCATATTGTAGAATTTGTTTTTATTTGAGTTACCTTCTACGAAGATTAGTTTAGCTATTCTGTTTTCCACTTTGAACCCCTTAATCTTAATTAGTTATTTAATTTTCTTATAATATAATATACAAACTTTTTTATATTTTAGCAACTAAAAAAGAAAAAAAGAATTAAGACCAAGCGATTACAATATGAGTGTCTGTAAGTTCTGGATCGTTTGATAAAATTTCAAACCCTAAGGTTATAAGGGCGTCACTTAAAAAGGTGCGGTGCTTTTCTTCTATAGGAACAACTACCGAGCTTAAGCCTACTTTGCAAACCCTCTTTATAGCATTTTCCGTATACTCAAGAAGCTCTGCTCTCTCATAACTTTCTCTTTCTCGTAATGCTTCACTAGTCAAACGATTAGCTTCGTTTGCAGATATCATTTTTAGCCCCGCTTCCCACAAGTGCAATTAGTGCAACCACTACATTCATCATCTTCATCTTTATCTTCATCTTCATCTTCGTCATCGTCATAGCCATAGTCTTCATCTTCGTCATTGTAGTACCACCCTTGGTTAGGGTCATCTTTTGGCTTAGTGTCAGACCACTTAAAATCTTCAGGGTTTTTACCTGGCGTTAAAATGTATAAGTTTGGGGATAAATAAGTTTTCCCCGAAAAAGAGATATCTATTCCATCAATGCGCTCAGACCCTTGTCCGTTCATTTCAGCTAATAAAGAATAAAAATCTTTATCACCAAACACACCATAACCTTGATAATCTTTTTCGATGTAGTAATTGTTATTATTATCGACCATTACCACCGTTTGATTTAGACCGGCTTTTTTTCTAGAATCTGATTCTAAAATCGCCTCATTAGTATTTTGTGAAATCCAACTAAACTGTCCCACGACACTCTCCTTATATTATATTTTATTTTAATAATCGTTCCAACATATACTTATCGAATATAGGGTCTTCGAATTTTGTTGGCGCTATTATATAGGCCACTTCTTTTATGATTCTTTTAGAGTCCGCACTACTTTCAATTTTGTTTAAAACTTTTAAATAGCGTTTTACATTGCCTAGGATTTCCTCAGCACTTCTATTGTCTAAATATTCAACAGCCATTTTGACCCTCACCAATAAGTTCTTTTAACTTTAAAATTATTTGATCTTTGTTGAGACCTCTGGAATCAAAATCATACGATTGCACTGTAAATAACATTTTAGATAAATAGTCTGTTAATAATACTCTTGAAGAAGCACACGCTTTAAAAAACTTTATAAAACGTGTGTCTTTAATTAACACAAGATATACTATTTTTCTTATCACTTGTATTTGTATCGGATTTTTATACCTATAAAATTCTGAGGCGCCATCCGCCAAATCAGAAATTAAGAGAAGTGTTATACTAACTTCCTTAGCTTCTCCTTTAATTTTAATTTTAAAAGAAGGGCTCATTATTTCCCCATTTCTAATTCTAATAGTTTCTGTTCTAACAAAGCATTTCTCTTTTTTAAATTTTTAATATCTTTATTATAAGAGGGAAGCCAAAACTTTTGGATACCTTCGGCAAGTCCGATAATATATTCTAATTCTCTTTTAACAGCACCATCAACCCAATCAGAATATGCGCTATCTTTCAACTGGCAATTTAACTCTGGATATTTAACTATAAATTCTTTTTTTATATTATCGGGAGTGGTGTTAATATATTTTTGATATTCCGCTTGTGATTTAGGAATATACACATTAAGTATTTTATCTATTTGATTTAAATTTTCCTGAATCTTCTTTTCAATTCTTTTAGCTTCAGATATGTTTTTCATTATTTTTTGGATTGGAGTTAAAGCTGTTGAATTGCGAATTCTTGGCAATTGCGTTTTTGTAATGTAACGGTAGTGTGCGCACTGAACGTTATACCCACCTGCAACAATAACGTTTGTGTTTAGATCAAAACTTTGACCATCTCTAACAACCATCGCGGTAAGAACAAAACCTGTTCTTACATAAGCAGTATCCGCAAAGAACAGAGTATCGGTTTTCTCTATATAATTGTACATACTTTTAACAAGATTATAAGTACAACTTACGAAGATAGTTTCTACCTGCTTTTCGGTTAAAACGTTTTCTTTCTTACTTAACAGGTCATCGTTTATTCTACGAACTATCTCTTGGAATTTTGGCTTACACAAAGTTATCACAGAATCAATTACAGGATAATTTGTTTTGATGTCTTCGTATCTCATTTTGCACCTACTTTACATTAGTTATTTAATTTAATATTATAATATACAAATTTTTCAAAGAGATAGCAACAAAAAAATAATTTATTTTGTAAATTTTATAATTTGCTCCATTAACTCAGGGAATTTAATTTGTTTAGTTTCCATCAATTCTAGTTCATCCACACTTTTCAAATTCAATGAGTGGCAATTATTACATATATCTCTACTGTGTGTTGGTATTTGTTCGTTTCTCATAAAACACGTCCAACACGCTCGACACCTAAACATCGGTTGGTTCATTTTTAACCTCTACTAATCCGTTAACCTTTACTAATCCGTTAACTACGAAATAATCTGCTATAACATCTTCTGTAGATTTAGCAAACATAATGGAAATACAATATGCAAATTCAAAAAGTGATTCTGGCACTACGAGAGACATATTCTTTTTGGAAGAGATGTGGTTATAAGTGTTCCTCAAAGCCATTTTGTATATTTCGTTCATTACTTTCTCCTTATCTTTTTATAAAAATAAATTACTTTAACTTCAACATTAACATTAGCATTCATCATCAAATCTTTCATCTTTAAAATCACCGATACTGCAAGATAATGTTTTTTGACATAAAGCTATTTGGATTTGCATTTTAGAGTTAAAACCCGCACGTTCCGAAGTAGGTTCCGTAAAGAGGGCACACCAATCTCCACAAGGAGAATCACTTTTGAAAGGACATCTACAGGTTGTAAATTTACGCGCTCTCTGAATGTTTAACATTCCGTCTTTATCTATTTTCACTATCACTTCAATCCTCCTTTTAACAGATCTAAAATTTCCTGTTTAAATCGATCTATTTTTTCTTCAACTAGCAATAATATACCCTCGTTAAGTTCAGGTTCAGGTTCTGGCGCTTTTACTAATTGATCGGAATCGTAATAGTCGAACCAGAGGCTAGAAAATCTGAGTTCTGAACCGTCGTGATATACTAAGATATCGTTACTACAGTTAACTCGTCCAATCAAGCAACACAACTCATCTTTTTTAATAAGACCTACACCATTAAGTCTAGAACCGCCTCCGTAAACCAATTCTCGATTTGGTCTTACAAGGAGGAATTTTTGACCCTCATCACACCTAACTGTCGCATTAGCAAGATTGCAAACGCAGGTCTTTAAATATATTCCATTTTCCATTTTTAAGCTCCACTATTATTCTATATTATAATATACAAAATATTTTACAAAATAGCAACTATTTTATAAATAAAATTAAAAAGGATTATAAATGAACATAGATTTTAAAAACTATTTCAGCTTGTTAGTGGTTGAAGCCACTAGAGAGGACATTAAAAAGTTTTATCCACAAATTGATGTTAGAGATTTTAGTGCCATTTTAGATAGTGATCCAACCCGTACTAAAGATAAAGTAGGTAACTTAAGTCGATTAGTGTTAGATCTTTATAAAAAGGATAAATTTGAACTTGAGAAAGAAACACTATTTGATATTTATACAGCATTCGATACGATTCAAAAAAAGAAAGCCTCTTTAGTAGGTACAGAATTTGAAAAATATCGCAATCTTAATATGATTGTTAACGTTAAAACGTTAATGAGTATTAAATACTACTTAGATCAAAAAGTATCAAATAAAATCAAACTAAAAGCTGGTGAAGGTCAAGACGTCAATATCTTCTACGAGGACGAAAATTGGGTTATCAAAGTACCGCTAGACTATAAAGCAAGTGTAAGACTCGGTAGAGATTGTAAAGGAGAGTGGTGTGTATCTTCAAGTAGTGCTATGACACACTATAACAGATATATAGCTAAAGATGATGTATATTTCTTTATCAATAAAAGCACTAATGAATCTTATTTGTATTTTGATCACGGTAATAAAATTGAATTTAACAATATCGAGAATAGATCCGCTAATTTAGATAGAATCGTAAGAGTAAATCACTTAGAAAAAGCCTTGTCTAAAATTAAAACCGAAAGTAAAAAAATTCAAACTGATAAAAGTTATTATGAGAAAAGATTATTGGAAAGATATAAGCAAACTAAATCACCATATATTATTTTAACAATTCTAGATGGTCAAAATAGTGACGATTTGATTGAAAAGCTTTTTAGTATTCACAAACCTAATCTTGATGAAGAGTTGCTAATATCAGACAATGGGCAGAATCGTCCAAACAGTAAAAAATACACTACTTTAAATTTAGGATTATATTTAGAGGGCTCTAAACACTCTACAATCGTTTACAACGAAAAATTTATAAAGGCTTTGTGTGAAAGGTTTCATATTGAAAATTACACAATAAACGAAGATCTTTCTGTAAACGCAGATCGAGTTTATTTCCACAAAATAAAGTTTAAAAGAATTCCTATAAAATTTAACGAGATAAATCAAAGTTTCAGCGTTGAAGAGGGTTCTTTAGTTACACTAGAAAACGCACCTAGAGATGTTGGGTTTAGTTTTAGCTGTTATGATAACCACCTTAAATCTTTAGAGGGCGGACCTGAATTTGTTGGTGGGGATTTTGAATGCCACTACAATTATCTTGAAAATTTAGTTGGTGCACCTAAGACGATAGACGGTAGTTTTAATTGTTGTGACAATCAGCTTACATCTTTAAAAGGGTGCACTCAAATAATCCCGGAAAATTTTAATTGTAGTGATAATCAACTTACATCTTTAGAAGGAGGCCCTGAAGAGGTTACTAATAATTTTGTTTGTCGAGGTAACAATCTTACATCTTTGAAAGGCGCGCCTAAAACAGTTTATGGAAGTTTTTACTGTGAAGACAACGCCAAAGAATTTACAGAAGAAGAAGTCAGAGCTGTTTGCGATGTCAGAGGAAGAGTAGTTACATAACTAATTTTATGTATTCACTGGAACGGTTTTTTTGATACCACACCTCAGAAACCTTGCAAATGGCCAACTCTTCATCATTGGCGGTTTCACACCACCAGCCGTTGAAATAGTAATAGGTGATTTCTAAACCATTTTTATTCAAAATTGTTAGAGCTTCTTTTTTTGTAGTGGCTCTAACAATAACTCTTACTTGTTTACCGTCAACGAAAGCCGGCCCACCATACACTTTAGATTCTTTTTTCAAATTTACCCTCTTAATTAGTATACACTGCGATAATTTCAGATACTTCTTTTTTATAGATGTCATCTATTTGCTCGTTAAGCTCAATATCTGTCATACCACCAATTACTTCTATTGTATCGCTAATAGCATCTCTAATGTCATCTTCATCTAGTAAAATCTGATCATCGTTTTTAAGATAATAATCAGATAACTCCACTCTAGTTATACACTGCTCAGTCCACCCATAATCTCCACCGTTATTGTCAGCTATAAATTTTATTTCACAATCGGGATGTTTTGCTGATAACTCAAGTATTTTGTTAATGTGCGCTATTTGCACTTCTTTTGATTTACTCATACTCAAACCTTTCTTTCAATATTAATCTGAACTACAATCACTTGGCCCATCACCATTACCTCTAAAAGAATTACACCCTGTGCTTCTTTCACTACTATCATAATAAACTGTAGACCTGTATACTATTGGTTCGTGATTGTGTTTACAACCAGAACAATTTCTTTCACTACAATTATATCCAGCTGTTTTACAATAACCTCTCCAATCCCTTCTTTTACTTGTGGTTTCTTCATCTTTATATGGTAAAACATAATCTTCGACGATTTCATTCAACTTTGAATTAGTCCAAGCGGAGACTATAGTGCTAAAATAAAATAAACCCTTTTGACAATTGATTGATAGATTTCTCCCATCGGAATTATTAAAAGTACTGATAATACCTTTTTCTATTTTTTTACACACAGGGCAATAAAATGTTTGACAATATTTAGGAATTTTTTCACCGTGATTTCTTAATATAATATTAAAAAAATCATAAATACTATCAATCATATTTTTATTACACTTTGGGCATGTTATGCTACTTTTAGTATAATATCTGCAACTCGCTTTAAACGCTTTTTCAAGAGTTTTTTCAACACTGTGTTCATATACAGAACTACCTTCGACAGCTTCCTTGATATAATCAATATCATACAAATTAATATCAACATGTTCGTTACAGTGAGGGCACTTGTGAATAAGACCACTACTAACCGATAACATCTTTTTAACAATGTTTTTGTTTTCCTTTGAGATTAGATTATCCAAATCTACAATATTTTTTTTACTTTCTACCCACTTATCATTTAAGAAAAGTATAGCGCTATCTAAACCTTCTTTAGATAATTCGAACAACTGTATTGACGGATCGCTATAATACCTACTATAAAAACAACCGTTTATATCGGGAAAACACATTTTTGTTACGCGCTTACTATTATAGTTTGTACTAATATCAATCTCTACATATTTAGTTTTCGTTTCGTTTAAAGAATTGTTATCAGCATCTTTTAATAACATTACAAACTCATCTCTTTCGTTCGCAGTTTTAGTAAATGCACCATACGAAAACACCTCCACTATAGAGATCCCTACAAAGTTTAGAATTTTAACTTTACCTTCACTACTAACATTCTCATAAGTAAGATTATTATGAGATTTGTCAACCATAATATAGTGTTTGAAAGGATCATATTTTTTAAGATCGATGTTAACATTATTCAACTTCTTTTTTACCAACAAATTAAACGCTTCCGGGATAGAGAGTGAGGTGGTTATTGTTTGTGGTATAACACCACACTTCCCACACCCATTCTTACCGGTGTATCTGCCACACTTTTCGCACCTTGCCATATTCATCCTTTATTCAAATTGTTTTCTACAAGCATCTTCATCGTACATATTCCAGTCACTACAAGCGTTCCCACTTGATTTTTTAACTTCACAGGTATTTTCTTTTGATTTTAACTTTAACCTAAGATTAAATACTTCATCTTTCAATTGATCTATTTCTTCTTACTGTTCTTTAGCAGTGTTTTCAAGATTGTTTAATCTTGTTATGATCATATGTTTAAATTCTGGATCACTTAACATACTTTTCCCAACACTCTATATTATAGTTTTCTCGATCTATTAAAAAGTTATCATTTTCAAGAACAGTTGTTACTGTATCGTTTTGTTGATATTTTTCTTTATTTCTTACAAGTAGCTTTTTTTGCAGGTGTTTAAATTCAAACTTCAACTGTCCTAGTGAAGTTTTCATTAACTCTTTGCCGTCAACATTTATATCTATTTTAGAGTAATCAAAACTATAACCTCTTGATGAAGCTTCTTCATAAATAGAAATCAAATAATTGTTAATATTAGCTATTGGGTTATTTGTCTTTTTAAACCGTTCAAGTTGCGGGTGATATTTGTAGCCTTTAGTGTTTCCAGATAAGACACTTTTAACTAATAAAGCTTCCCTCCACAATGACACCAAACCGATAGTATCTAAATATTTAAAGTGAACAGTCCACAATCTCATTTGATCTCCTTATCAATAACTCTTTTAGAAAAAACGTGATTGCCTATTGTAAATAATTTTTTTGTTTTAGTCTTATACCACACTGATGTTTCATTCATTCTATTATGTGCTTCTATAGTCATAAAGTGATATACATCTTTTGTGTTCAACATTTTAATTAAATCGGCGTTAATATACAATACAGTCCAAAAGCAAATCGTTTTCAAATTTACACTGTCATATACACTATTAAACAGTTTGTGGGTGTATTTATTTGACAGTGTGTTCATTTCTCTAATTTTTTTTATACTATGTAAGAGATTGTTAGAAATGCATGAAAACTGTTTTTTATCCAACCAATCTTCTTGTGGTCTAGTTAATATAACTTGGCTAGCATAATATTGACCTAATATAGGTTCATCACGACATTCACCAAACATAAGGTTGATGAACAATAGATACTCTGCTAACATCTTTCCTCCTTTTAATTTTAACTTTAAATATAATATACAAATTTTAAATATTAAAAGCAACATTTTTAATTAAAATTATATAGAGAGACAAAACGAAAAGTATAATATAATGGCTATAGAGATCGAGTGCCGCTTTACTTATTGTTTATAAATAAAAATAAAATACTAACTAAAGAAGGGTTATATTATGGGTAGACTTGTTGTAAAAAAAGATTCTGTTGATAAAGCTGCTATCAAATTATTCGCTCAAAAAGGAATTAAAGATGTACTCACGGTAGAAATAGCCGCTGAAGCGGGCACAGCCGACGCAACCTTTTATAACCACTACGCTAATAAAGGTGAAATGGTGTGGCAGTTATATAGAAACGAGTCAGAACAATTTTCTAAAGGTTTAGCGAAAGTTTTTAAAAGTGACGGAGAGGCTAAAGAGACTTTAGAAAAAGTTGTATGCTATATCTATAAGTATTATGAAACAAAACCACACCAATTTCTTTTCGCTTTGAGAAATCAATATAACTTTCCAGAAGAAGAAAAGTGGATAGATGAAAAAGATGATTCGACAGTAATGATGGCGAAATACATTTCTAAGATTAAACTGCGTGAGTGTTATAAAAATACTAATCCGTTTATTGTAGCGGGTTTAGTAATGGGACTAGTAATGAACCCTGTAATTTTACACAGTCACGGTAAAATCATTGAACCTATCTCAACCTACATACCAAATGTTACTGAAGCTGTAAACTGTTTATTGTTTTAATTTTAAAACATTTTTAGTTTAGTCGCTATAGTACAACATCTAGTGAGTAACTTCCGATATCTCCTTTTAGACATTAAATACAACGCATCTAGATCATCACACTCTCTTCTAAGTTCAACACCACCGTATCCGTGGTGGGAAATTAAAAACAACCAATAATAACCGCGATATCTAATTCTGAAATACTCTGGCATAGATATGTGGCAAGTTGGAGTCATTGAGTGCCCACCCATTATTTGTGGTAGTTTGTTTTTTTTCATTTTCAATCCTTTTCTTTTAATATACTAAATTTAAATATCAATAGCAACATATATTTTCAAAAACCACAAATCCAAACGCTTTCATAAACTCGATTAAATAAGAAAAATTATTATAATAGAATTATATAACAAAGTTATTAAAAAGCTTTTAAAACAATATTCAAAACGCCTTTAACTTTAAATTTTAAGCTAAAGGCGTTTTAGTTTTAAGAATTTTATTTTTTATCTTTCGTGTATAGGATCGCTTTGCGCTTTACACCAAACGGCATCTATAGAATCGCTTTGCATTTTATGCCAAGTAGCACCTATAGGGTTTACATCATCAGACCATACATATCCGGGACACAGAGTACCTTCAGGGGTCGAGGTATCTCTTGGGGTAAAAATAGTAGCGTAATTATCGGGTCTACTTTCGTGTTTCACCCAAACTTTGCCCCACAAAGCGCTCGGTACATCTTTTACGGTTATCCACTGCCTTGGACTTGATTCCTCTGGTGTTGGGTCTGGATCGGTTAGCGTACAGTTACGCCAAGATGTTATTCCGTTACCAAATATATCTAAAATATTTACATTGTCAGAATGGTTTGCGCCTTTAATTGTTCTATAAAACCCGTTTGAAATTCCTATCAACCACCTATCCATCCACCTAGCGTTAATACCATTCCTATCTTTCACCCAGCATTTAATAGGTTCTGTCAATAATTGGTCTTTTTTTAAATCTATCATACTTCACCTTTACTTTCCGGCTCTTTTATTCCGTAATCCGATACAACTGTCCACCTTAACGCTCTTCTAAAGTTTCGTAATTCAATTACCAAACGATCAGCTTCATTTTTGGTTAACTCTAGCGAACCTGACTTGTGAGATATTTTAATTACATCTTTTACTTCTATTATTCCGAAACTCATAATAAGCCCTTTATTTAGTTTGTTATTTTTCGGTTTCTTCTAATACTAATGCACCACAAGGAGAACTATCTTGACGTACCCACTCAAGAAAAAGTTTTTCTGCAGAAAACCAATATGTAGTCATATAAACAGCATTCTCTTCGCAATCTATTCCTATGACACAATGTTCTGATTTAGTGCGAGCGTGAATTAGCCATTCATTTTTAAGCTGTTTCAGTTCTTCAGGTCTGTACGATCTGTAAAGAGGTTTTGGTTTAACCCTATAGTCATAAGTACTCCAATCCCACTCCGGGCCAGTTATATCTCTCCAACCCTCTTTTAAAGACACCTGTATTTGCTTTCCGTCAACATAAGCCAACATTACATCTACCATTTTTTTGCAATTTTCTTTAATAGGAATCTCCCTTCCGGTTGGTTCGTACCAAGTAGTGTTTATACAAGCCTGGCACCTTATAACATCGCCGCTCTTGTTACTATTTAGTGCGTAACCTTGTCTTATCATGTTAGATGCCACGACGCAACAAGGGTTCTGTTTTTCATCTCTATATAATAAGTATCTACAATCACCGTAAGTATCAATAAATTCTGCCACATCTCACCTCTTTTAAATTATAAGTTATTAGGCAACGCTCTGCTAACAGATACTTTTATGGTTATCTAAGTTAACCTAAAAAGTTTTCTATATCGTCTAACTCTAGCTCTGTTTTCTTTTTGTCAGATAGTAGTTTACCCAGCTTATCTTCCATTGATTTTAGTGCAGACATTTCTTCCTTCAACTTTGTAGTTCTAATTTTTGAAAGAATATCTTCCTGCCACTCTCTTATTTCAAACCCGGACAGAATAGTACAATTCGCCAACTTTTCAGTCTGTACTACTTTCAAATAAGCGTCTAATTTACTCAGCAAGAAAATTAAACTTGTAACATCCAATACATTGATGTTGTGTAAAGTCTCACCAATTTTTAACATACAGTTAGTGGACGGGTTGAATTTTTCGTTTTGCTTAATTGTTTTTTTCTTAAGCTCAATGTTTTTTTTGAGATCAAGGATTCTTTTGTCGTTATCTGACTCACTCATTTTAATTCCCTCTTTTTTCGTAAAATTTACCATTTTTTAGATACAATTTAATATAACCAATTTTATATTTTAAAAGAAACTCTATAAACTCGCTTTTACAATAATAGTCGCTAACTCTTCGATCATTATATTCTACAAGTTGGTATTTATATTCGTCATATTGACCTAAATGATATTTTCGATTTTTTTCAATTCGATGTGAAAAGTCACTGTTTTCAGCGTAAAATCCGTAACAATATGACTGGTCTACAAACTGTTCAACTTCTTTTCTTGTGTAAGGCACAAATTCTATCTTTTCTGGATCAATTGGTGAAAAGTAATTCCGTGTTGTCATTTTTTCATAAAGTGTAGAATAGTGGACAACACACTTTTCATCAACTACACCAATGAATTTACTGGATATTGATTTAAAAGCCTCAGCGTCGTAACTATACCCTTCTGGTTTACTTGTAGGGTAAAAATAAAATCTTTTTGATATTTCATATTTATGGTCATAATCTTTTTTGTGGTAACTTGACGATACAGATTTATAATAATCAAAACGACCCATATAAATATAATTTCTATTGTTAACATGTCTGTAAGTGGCTCCGATAATTAAATCTTTAGATTTTATAAAATCCTTTTTAAATCTAAGACTGTTCAGTTCCATTAATTGAATATAATCAGGAGAACTTGTTGGCATTAAAACCAAATCTTTGCCACTATAACCATAGACGAAATCGCCTTCGAGCCCTTTACCTTTGATAGAGTTAGTGTTTTCAAGAATGTAAAGTAAATTTTCCAACCCTATTTCAAATTCAAACCCTCTAGGATCGTAAACCCTGACGTGGGCGGATCTGTAATTCCAATCAGACCTATAACCACCAACTTTTTTATTTAAAACAAATCCACTCATAGGGATGTTTTCGAAATCTTGAGGGTCGATCTTTTTGTCACGCCATCCATTCCAAGATGCTTCTTTTCTTAAAACGTTTTTTGTATCATAGTAAATTACATAAGCTAGTTTTTTAGTGTAAGTATCATTTCTTTTTTGATAACCAACCCTGATTTTTTGTGGTATAAAAATATCGTTTTCCATTTACTCTCCTTTTGATTTATTTATTATTAAACAGTAAAATATACACAACAACTCTTCTTGTTTAAGTAAAAACAAGTTCATTTCTTTTTCGTCAAGATCGTAAATGCAACCATTATAGTGGAATTGAAAAGAAACCATCGCTTTCATATAAACCTTTCTAGAGTTTTGTTAATTTTTAACTCTTCTTTGTGTTTAATGCCTACACACTTCCTACACAACGGTATATTTTCTTTCCAAGTTAAAAGCATATCTATATTACCACTTGGTAACTGTATGTAAGGTATAAGGTGCGCGTTTTTCGAATCTTGTTTCTCAAGTCTAAAATACACTAATTTAGATCCACAACACCCACACTTTTTAACCTCAAGTATCTTTTGCATCCTACTAGTGTTTATTCTTACTTTAAATCCGTTTATAGTAATGTGTTCTTTTTTATAGTTGTATAAATCTTGAATACAATCTACATCGAAAACGCCACGGACGTTATCGCAATTTGCCTTTAATGGTTTTAAATATTTGTTTGTTTGTTTTAAGTGAATATTAATACTTTTTTTTGTTTCACTTATTTCAGGCAATTTTGTTTTCGCTACTATTTCAATATTATTATCAAGCGCTCTATTGCCTTTTTCTGAATTACAAGTACTACACATAGGTTGTAAATTGTCAAAATCATCTGACCCACCACGACTAACTGGCCGAGTGTGATCTGCCGTTAAAATATCAACTGTACTATCTGGCCTCATTACATAAAGTTGAAGAAAACATTTTTTGTCAGATTTCACGTGTTTCTCTATTGTGAAGTAAAGAGGCTTTGCTCCACAACAAACGCAGGTTGTTCCTTTTAACATTACTTTTAAGTTGATTCTTTTTATTTTAATAGGAATGCCCATTAAATCTCTACAAAGTAAAGTTCTTTTACTTGTAGCTGTTAAGACAACATCTTTATGTTTTTCTATGAACTCTAAAGCGGTCTCTATTGGTAGAGTGCATATCACTTCAACATCTTTATCGAATCCATTCATTTTATTACCTTTTGTTTAGTTAGTTAGTTTTATTATAATATAATATACTAATAAAATAAGTAATAATCAAGAAAAAAATAAATATTTTTTTCAATTTTTTTCTTCGAGAACTATAAGTTGGACTCCCATTATCCCATCACTCTTAATTTTTTTAAAAAAGTCTAGATTTTTAGGGTTGCAGTAAACCACTCGATCTCGCGAGGCGGAATAGGGTTGAGATTTGCAAATTACTATTTTATCCGCTTCTATATATTCAGAACTACTTACAGTGACATTAATCCCACATTTGATTACATCACTAAAAAATTCTTGCAAAGTATCATAAGTATCTTTCATGTGAGGAATAGATTGCTCTAATTCTTTTAGCAGATTAGAAATATCTTTAAACGAACATTTCCCGAAAGGATTTTCTTCAGGCGCTTTATTTAAATTCCACATTAAACCGTCTTCAAAACTCATGTGTTTAAGAAAGTCTTTTGACTCCACTTTATACCTCACCTTGCACTATAACCATATCTGGATTTAAATGTATGTGCATGAGAGTATTACACTTATCACTATTCAAGCCGACAATTTTTGTTTTCATTTGGCCGTACTCACCACGAGTTTTAATAACTTCTATAAAGTCGTGTATGTATTTACTTTCAGATAGTAGTTTCCGTTTTTGTTCTTTTGTAGTTACATAGATCTTCATACAGTTCCTTTATTTGTTTTTAACTTATATAGTGTGTTTATTTGAGCTTGAGATGGTTCAATATCATATCTATTTCTACTACCCGATATAGAGCCATAAGTAATCCACCCTAGTTTATTCGGGACCTCACCATCTTCCCAAGCTGGAAATTTTTGCCTTATTATTTCATAGTGGAAACTAATAATATCTTGGTCAGGGTGATCACTTACCCACTCTTCGAGATCTAACTTGTGAATAAACCCAGAGCGATCTATCCAAAATTCAGTCTTAGATTTTTCGATAAGTTTATTTTCAACCCACTTTTTTTTAGACTCTGAATAATCACTCATGTTTACCTTTGAAGGTTACTTTATTAATAAATAGTATTTCGCTTTCAAGTCGCCTTCAAGCACAAAAGCCCAAGCTTGTTTGTTCCTGTATCCTTTATTTATTTTTGTATCATACAGCTCTTTCAATTCGCGCCCAGTAATATAGATTAAATATCTAAACCAATCACTTTTTACTGATCTTGTTAAACATCTAATATTATGATAATCTGGGTTGATAAAATCAGGGATCTCTATACTTTTGTTATGAGGATCTTCCCCTAACCCTTCAGTCATAAAATATTCAATAATAACATTAAAAGAATTATCTCTACCACTTAAGCTTGATGTTTTATTAATATTTTCAACGAAAGATTGGAGAGAACTATTCGGATCAAATAATTTTTGTGAAAAATCAATCGCGTTGAAACCTCTTATATCGCCATCAGCAACTGGAAATAATGTCATAGTATAAAACTTATCATCTGTTAGAAATGTGTTTAATCCATGTAAATAGTGGTGTAGATCACAAATACTATTTTTTCTTCTCCACTCTAAACCACAATAATAATATTTTTCATTGTTAGCTTTAGCGTAATACTTTCTATATAACGCTAAATTTTCTTCAAGAGCGAATAATTGCCCTGTGGTTAGTTCACCTTCGTACTCTTTGTAAACTTCTAACCTTGTTATTTTTTCATCCATATAGTGTACTTCTTGAAACAGGTTTCTTAAAATACATAGTTGTGAGAAATTACACTTTGGTATAACCACTTTTAAAAGCTCACTGAAAGTTTGTTGTCTTACATCATCACAAAGTTTTTCATAATATTTTATATCAAATCTTTCAAACTTTAAATTTTTAAGTTTATCGTAAATCCTGGTTTTATATTTAATTTTACCGAGAATGTGATCTAGTAAATAGTTAGATGGTATATCACTCCAAACTTTTGGTTCTTCAAATAAGAGAGATTTGTGGATTACTATACTATCTTTATTTTTCTTAAGTGTCGAACAATTATAGTAGTGGCTCGCAGGCGCATACTGATTACATTTAACAAAGTCACCTTTTATTTCTAAAACCTTAACGATTCTGAAATTGAAAAGACTTGTGACATACTTTTTACCAACTACTGGGTTCGAAACTCTATCCATTTAGATCTCCTTTTTTTATTTAATATAATATACATTTTTTTACATAAAAAAAGCAACATAAATTATAAATAAAATTAAAAAGGCAACATAAATTATAAATAAAATTAAAAAGGATATTGTAGTGATAAAATTTAGAACTTTTTATTTAGCGGAAGCATACAGCGCTAAAGTAATCAAGATTTTAAGTGATAAGTTTAAAAAAGAAAATGACGCTTTAACTGATACTCAGATTGCGTATTATATTAAGCGGTTTGAAAAAGTTAAACAATCACCTAAAATAATCGAAAAAGATATAACAAAATATACTTTCAAAGAATTGGAAAATATAATCGATTCCAATTTCCCTCCTGAAAAAACATCTGACAGTAAAAAGATTGATAATAACGACGCTATATATGATGAAGATGGTTTAACTATCTACAACGGCGACTCAAGAGAAAAGTGTGTTAAATATGGTTCTGGTGAGGCGTGGTGCATTAGTAGAAAAGATTCTTCTAATATGTTTAATAGTTACCGTTATAGATTTGACGAAATAAATTTTTACTTTATATTCGATTCAGAAAGAGACGATGAATTTTCTAAAGTGGTTTTACTGATAGATAAAGATAACAACTACTATCTTGCCAGTAGGAAAAACTCTGGTAACTTCGCTGGGAGTAAGCGATACAGTTGGGATCAAATAGTTGAATTTGTCCCTAAGATTAAAAACCTTAAAAAACTATTTAAACCACTTCCACTAACAGCCGAAGAAAGAGAAGTGTATAATTTGGTTAAAAATCGTACAAACGAAGAGCTGTTTAAAAAATTTGGTAAATATGATATTGTAGAAAAATACATTTCTTTTCTACACGAATTAAAAACTCCACAATTTAACGCTTTGCCAGCTGAACTTAAGATGAAATATATCAACACAGGGAATAGAGTGTGGGGAACTATGCAGTTAACATCCAAAGAGTGGATGAGGTTTTGTGAAGTTCAATTGCAAGCTAATGATGGACATATTTACATGGATTTTGAAGGACCTTTTCAGCCAACTTTTAAACTACCGAATACCTATATTAAAAAACTAAACCTACACTTTAAAGGAGGCTTTCCAGACGATTTTAAATTTCCAAATGAAATAGACAATTTATTGTTAGGATCATTATCAGAATTAGATCCAAAAATAAAACTACCGGAAACTATCGATGGTGAGTTAAATTTAAGTAGTATTACAAAAATTCCAGACAACTACGTTTTTCCTAAAAAAGTTGGTACTCTTTCAATGGTTAAGGTCAAAATTGGAGATGGTGTAAAATTCCCCGAAGAAGTAACACGTTCTTTTAGTGTTAACTCTATAGAATCGTTTGGGAAAAATATTCAGTGGCCAAAAAAATTACCGCTAAATGGTTCTGGTTACCTTTCAATGCTTAATTTTAAAGATAGAGTCTTACCAAATAATTTTGAATTTCCGGACGCTGACTTTAGATATAATTTTACAGAGATACCGGAAGGTTATAAATTCCCTAAAAAAATGAGACACTTTGTTTTTGACAGAGTTTCAAGACTCCCAAAAACCATTACATTTCCAGAAGTAATAGAGGGCGATTTTATAATGAGAGATTTAATAGTTATTAGGGAAGATATAACGTTCCCTAAAACTGTTAAAGGTGATTTTTCACTTGAAGATTTAGGGTCTGTATCGGCAAATGTAACTTGGCCTGAAACTATTGGAGGCAGCTTTGTATTGGGGAATCTTAAAGAAATAACTGTCGATACTAAATTTCCAAAAGAAATAGGTAACGATTTTTATTTAAACAGGTTTAAAAGTTTTACCAGTTCAAAGACTAGAGTTAAGTGGCCGGAAACTATTAAAGGTAACTTAGATCTTAGTAGGTTAGACAATTTCCCACGAAGATCAGTCCTACCTAAAACTATCGGTGGAGATCTTATTATTCCTTGGGTTTGGGATATGGATAACGTAGAAGTTGAAATAGAGGAATGGCCAGAAACTATAGGTGGAATAATAGCTTTAAGAACATCACAAGAAAACTCTTACACTACTAGAGAAAGAAACCTTGAAGCCAAAGAAGAACACGATGAGTTTATTGAAAATGTACTTAGAGTGGTGCCTACTAAATTCCACAAACATATAAGTTACAATCACCATTATTAATTAAAAAAAGCGCTTGAAATCTCAAGCGCTTTTTTATTTTACTGTTTTAAACAGATTTTAAAGACTCATTAAGCCTTCCACGAATATCTGCAAGTGTTGTCGTTTTCAATAGAATACCATCCACAAATAAATCTTTTAAAAGATCTTCTCTTCCTTCAGGAGTCTTTTTTGCTGAGTCGTAGTAACTTATCACACCGTTTTCATCTTTAGACACTGTTACACGTCCATATTGTGATTTTTTGAAATTACCGGTATCTGTCACAGGGTCTTTAAAAATGTCTCTTCCGACTCCATCAATTTCAACATAAGTTGATTTTAAAGCGAATCCAAGGCTATCACGTGTTTGATATTGATATGTAAAACTTCCGATACCATAAACCACATTAGTACTAGCGAAACCTTTATCGTAAAGTCTGCGGCAAATTTCTTCGCAACGTTCTACTGTAATAGCATCCCCATAAATTAAACCAATATGAGGATCTAAAACTTTAAAGTTGTTTTTTGAATAAGTACCACCGAAAATATCCCACAAACATTCAACAGCGCCTTTAATAGCCGGGATTTCGTTATTTTCAACTAGTACAAGTGAAACATCGCTTTCAAGGAAGTTTAATATGTTTTCTATAACATCTACTTTGAAGTAACCATCCCTGAATTTAATGTACTCTGGATATACACGATCGCCATTTTCATCTCGCGCCATGTTAACAATCCTAAGAGCGTAATATTTGGCTTCCGGTTGATCAGAGTCAATTACATCTAAATTTAATGTTCTTTTGCCACAGATAATTTCAACAGGATCGCCGGTGTCAGGGCGGACAACAACTTTACCATCACGCGCCATAATTTTATCTTTTAGTTTAGGTAGGATTTTAGAAATAACCCTCCATAAATCAAAAGAATCTGATACAATACTAATTATACCGCGTGGGTATAATTCTACAATTAAACGTTTTATCGCAGCGTATTCTGCAATAGTCATATAGCAGTCACCAACCATTTTTTCTCCTTAATTTTTTAGTTTTTATTTTTCCAATCAACTTCAATAAAATAGTAACCATTGTATTCTGAATATTGTTTTTTTCTTGTTTCGTAAATTTGTTTTTTTAACAAACAACTCCAAAGAGGACGAGGGAATTTAAATTTATTAAAAAACTGTTCTTTTGAACCGAAAAACTCTACCACTACTTCATTATCTCTATTATATAGAGTAAACTCTTTATCACTTGCGAGTTTGTGTATTTCGTTGTTGTATTCGTTTTTAGGTATATTGACGAACTTTTTTAAATTTAAATCAAACACAGTTCTTTGCCCGTCTGTTGAGAACCTATACTCACCCCTGAACTTTTCAACTTCCTCTAAAGCAAACCTTCTTTTTTCGTTTGTTATTTTATGCCAACCTGTGACAAATCCTTCAGTGTTGTGTAAATATAGTTCTCTATGATTGCTAAACTCTTCTTTACTAACGTGCTTTATTTCGCCGGTTTCTTTAACAATGGCAGTTATTTTGCCCTTACTAGCGTGTGTATACCCACTTCCTTCTTTATA